TAGTGGTGCAAATAATATTCAGATCGAATGGAAAAACCTACATTTTCTTTGGAAACAATTTCTCTCTAATTCTAATTTACCAAACATAATTTACTCCAACTCTTTAAAGAATCTATTGAAGGAATCATATAATTACAATGAAACAACCGATTCATTTATTGGAATAACAAGCAAATATTTACCAATTCAAAGCGATTTTATTAAGTTTTGGGATTCTTCAATCCAATTTATTTCAAATGAATATAATAATGCTTTTAATCACGAACTCGAAATAGATGAAATATCTTCTCTCTTTAAGTCTTGGACTAAATCAAAATCTGATATTGTTTCAAGTAATGGCAACATTTCAGATGAGAATGTGTTGAAGATTTTGAAGCATTTCTTTCCTAATATTGAAATTATTGAAGACAAATATGTACTCAATATTACGTGTTTATTATGGGATAAAAATAGTGAGATCGAACAATCATTTGAATATATTAAAACACAAATTAAAAACAATAGTCAGGCGCAATCATTGATTTCATTTGATGACGCATATAATCATTATTATAAGTATTGTAATATGAATTCACATAAGTCGATCGTTAGTAAGCGCTATTTCGAGAAATATTTATATTTTAAATTGTCGGAATATATTGTTTATGAGAGATTTATTGAAACCAGTTGGGTTCAAAACTAATTGACAAAAAAATAAATTATAATGTTACGTATTATCATTATAATTTTATAAATAATATTTATGCGGATTTAATGAGTTCCAGCAACTCCTGTTTGAAGATAGACTCCAGAAGTTCCTACACCCTCACCATCATAAGCCATAGGAGAAAGGTTGCCACCCAAAGCCATACCACCTCTCATTTTGCGACTGCGACTGCGACTGCGACCCTTCTTCATCGACTTGCCATTCTTAATGAAGCCAAACTGTCCCTTCTTTGTCAAAAAACCAGCCTTAACCAAACGTTTATCCTTCTTGGCACTCATATGTTTCGCCTTGGAAACAATACGTCCAGCCTTATTTTGCATTAGATCTGTTTTGCAAAGACCACCAGTTGTCTTGTAAGCAGTACCGTGCCAAACTTGGGCGCGGGTTCCAATCAAAACATCAAATGTTTTACCACTGACGGAATATTTACCTGTCGACGTTCTCGAAAATTTTGTCATTATAAATTTAAGTGAGAAAAAAATAAATTTCTCATTTGGATATTATTGTGAAACGCACGGGTTTAAAATCTGTTTTTTGGAGGCATTCCGCTTCCACCAGGCGTTCCTTGTGGATTTCCTAGATAATTCAAATTTAACGGTTCTCCTAAATAATTATTTCCATATTGTGTTGATCCTCCTAAACTTGTGCGTATTACGTGAGAATACCATATTTTACGCGGTACTTTATATGAACCGGAATCAGAACCAGGAATATTTTTATCATATTTATCAGGTATACACGAACAATTAATACTATCTGTATTTTTATTAAGAGCATTTAATCGCGCTATATAAAGTATCCTTTTTAAAGCACTTGTATTATTACCGGGTCTAAAATTTGTAGTTGACATTTTATATTATTTCAAAATAATATTATTTTCAAACATTTTTTATAACATTTTTTATAACATTTTTTCTTTTAAATAAAATTGAAATTATTTAAAAGGTTGATGTGAAGTAATATAATTATAAGACAATGAACGCTCAAGACGCAAATCTCGCTAATAAATACCAACAGAAGACTGATAAGCAACATATCTTGGATAATCCAGATACGTATATCGGCTCTGTTGAAAAAATAGATTCTCAACAATGGATTTTAAATGAAGACAATACCAGAATATTTGAAAGAAACATTGAATATGTTCCCGGTTTATTCAAACTTTTCGATGAAGGTGTCGTTAATGCTCGCGACCACTCAGTCAGAATGGCACAAGCAATTGCCAACGGTCAACATAACGCCTTACCAGTAACCAATATTGAAATCACAATTGAAGAAGATGGTACAATTATTATGTTAAATGACGGCAATGGTATTGATGTTGCCGAGCATCCTGAACACAAAATTTGGATTCCTGAATTGATTTTCGGTCATCTCAGAACATCTACCAATTACGATAAAACTGAAAAGAAGATTGTTGGTGGTAAGAACGGTTTTGGATTCAAACTTGTGCTAATCTGGTCAACATATGGTTCTGTCGAAACTGTTGATCATATTCGCGGTCTTAAGTATAGACAAGAATTCAAAAACAACTTGGATGAAATTTGTAAGCCTTCTATTACTAAATGTAAAACTAAGCCTTATACCAAGATTACATTTAAACCGGATTACAATCGTCTTGGACTTACTGGACTTACATCTGATATTATCTCGCTTTTAAGAAAACGTGTTTATGATATTGCTGCCGTAACGGATAAAACTATAAAGGTTAAATATAATTCTACACCTGTTCCTATTAAAAATTTCCAACAATACATTGATTTGTATATTGGTGATAAGAGTGAAGTACCTCGTGTATATGAGGATTCCTCCGAAAGCAGATGGGAATACGCAGTTGCCTTAACACCAAATAATGAATTTACACAAGTGTCTTTTGTCAATGGCATTCATACGGCAAAAGGTGGTAAACACGTTGAATATATCTTAGGCCAAATCACACGAAAATTATGTGAGTTTATTGAGAAGAAGAAGAAGGTAAAGGTCAATCAAAATTCTATTAAAGAACAGCTAATATTATTTATTAGATGTGACATTGAAAATCCTGCGTTCGACAGTCAAACTAAAGATTTTATGAACACGCCTTCTTCTAAATTCGGCTCAAAATGTGAAGTCAGTGATAAGTTTATTGAAAAGATTGCTAAAATGGGCGTGATGGATGCTGCGTTACAATTGACAGAAGTCAAGGAAAACAAGGCCGCCAAAAAGACAGACGGTGTTAAGTCTAAATCTGTACGCGGTATTCCAAAATTGACTGACGCTAATTGGGCTGGCACTGAAAAGTCCAAGGATTGTGTTGTGATATTTTGCGAAGGTGATTCAGCAAAAGCCGGTATCATTTCTGGATTATCATCTGAAGACCGTAATTCAATTGGCGTGTATCCCCTAAAAGGCAAGCTTTTAAATGTAAGAGGTGAAACAGTGAAGAAGATTTCTGAAAATAATGAAATATCCGAAATTAAAAAGATATTAGGTTTGGAAACAGGTAAAAAATACGAATCAATTGAAGATGTATACAAACACTTGCGTTATGGAAAAGTATTATTTATGACTGATCAGGATCTGGACGGCAGTCACATTAAAGGATTGGGCATTAATTTGTTCCAATCTGAATGGTCATCATTAGTCGAAATACCTGGATTTATTGGATTTATGAATACTCCTATTCTAAAAGCCAAAAAAGGAACGGTCGAATTGAATTTCTATAATGAAGGCGAATATGAAGAATGGAAAGATGAAAATGATACCAAGGGTTGGAAGATTAAATATTACAAGGGTTTAGGAACCAGTACAGGTAAGGAATTTCGTGAATATTTTGAAAATAAAAAAACTGTTGGTTTTACAATGTCTGAAAAGAGTGACGACACAATTGATATGGTTTTCAATAAGAAACGCGCTGATGATAGAAAGGATTGGTTAAAATTATATGACAGAAGTAGTTTTATAGATACGTCAAAACAAATGATAACATATGACGAGTTTATTCATAAAGAACTAATTCACTTCTCCAAATATGATTGCGATCGCAGTATTCCCAACTTGATGGACGGTCTCAAAATATCATTGCGTAAAATATTATTCTCAGCCTTTAAGAAAAATTTGACAACTGAAATTAAGGTCGCACAATTCTCCGGTTATGTTTCTGAGCATTCTGGATATCATCACGGTGAGGCCAGTTTAAACGCAGCAATTGTCGGAATGGCTCAAAACTTTGTCGGTTCAAATAATATTAATTTGTTTATGCCAAATGGTCAATTCGGTACTCGTTTACAAGGCGGTAAAGATAGCGCGTCTGAAAGATATATATTCACTCAACTTAACAAAATCACAAGAACTTTATTTCCAGCAAACGACGATAATATTTTGACTTATTTAAATGACGATGGACTACTTGTCGAGCCTGTTTATTACGCACCAATTATTCCAATGATTCTTGTCAACGGTTCAAAGGGAATCGGAACAGGGTTCAGTACTGATATTATGTGTTACAATCCTATTCAAATTATTCAATATATTAAAAACAAGCTGTCTTTAGAAGAAAACAGTGTCGAGTTTATTCCGTACTATGATGGTTTTAAAGGACAAATAACAAAGCTTAGCGAAGAAAAATATTTGATAAAGGGTTTATATGAAAAGACCGGCAATGACACAATCCGTGTGACAGAGTTGCCTGTCGGTTTTTGGACGGAAGATTTCAAAGAATTGCTTGAGAAACTGATTGAACCCGGCCAAGATAAAGAAGGTAAAAAGATTACATCTGTGGTTAAGGATTATGATGATATGAGCAAAGACACCAATGTTGATTTTACGATTACATTCGCAAAAGGTAAGTTGGAAGAATTAGAACAATCCAAAGGCGATTATGCTTGTAACGGACTTGAAAAATTATTGAAACTGTATACGACAAATACGACTACTAATATGCATCTATTTGACGCTGACGATAAGTTACAAAAGTATGAGAAGGTATCTGATATAATTGACGCCTACTATGATGTAAGATTAAAATTATATCAAACCAGAAAAGATTATTTGATTGACGCTCTTGAAAAGGAACTTGTATTATTATCAAATAAAGCCAAGTATATCAAGGAGAACTTGGATGGTACAATTGATTTGAGAAAAAAGAAGAAGGAACAGGTATTGGAGATGTTAGAAAGCAAGGGCTATGATATTATCGACGATGACAGCGATTATAAATATTTGACCAAGATGCCGATGGACTCGGTGACTGAAGAAAATGTCGAAAAACTACTTACCGAAAAGGGTAACAAGGAACAAGAATTAAATGTAATTAAAAGCACAAGTATAAATAAGATGTGGAATTCAGAATTAGATAATTTGTCAGAGCAGTATTTGGAGTATAAAGAAGTTAGACAAAGACTTATGGATGGTGAAGATACCAAAACAAAGAAAAAGAAGGTTACCAGTAAAGGGGCCATTGTTAAAAAATCGACAAAAGCCCTTGTGGTTTTAGAGGAATAAATTGTTAATCTTTAATATTATTATCTAATATTTGTTTAATTTTGCTCTGGTCATAATATTGTGAGCAATCAATAAATTCAAAAATTTTTTTTACATTTTCCATATCAAACATCTTTTCAAAGGTCGTAAAATAACACCATTCTTTGTTCTGATTATAAAAATTATAAAATTCATTATTCAGTGTGTTTAAATATTGAATGGCATTTTTATCTTTTTTTAACCAACTACTCTGCGATTGAGCAGTAATATTTCCTCTAATTTGTATTATAACTTTTGTTTGGGGAAATAATTCTTTGAATTCTTTTAAATATTTTATATCACCATTATCGTAACGAATTTCTTTAAAACCCCATACGGTCGTTGACTCTTTATTCTTAAAAAGTGAAGCAATTAATATTTTAATCATACTAACTGTTTGTTGAAAATTATATGAATTATACCAGGATGGCTTCACATCTTTTGAAATAATATCTTCATAACTTGCTGGACGAAGGTGTCCTGGAACATAATCAAATGTGGTGGTTTTAATCCTTTTATAAAACTCTAAAAGGCTATTAATTGCGCCAAAATTCTCGCCGCAAATATTGCTATTTGGTACACTATTTATGATTCGCTGCATTGTAGTCGATCCAGAACGCCCGGTGGCACATATCAATACTATTTTATCCATTATAATAAGAATTATAAATTTTTATTATACTTTAACCGATTTTTATAAATAAATTATTAAATAAATACTTAAATATATTATTCAAAATAACTATTATGATTACTGATACGACCAAAGAAGTAATGTTGAATGGTTACAAACATAGTTATCCTTTTAGTTTTGCTGTAATAGACAATTTTTTGTGCGACGAACAAATAAATAAAGGTCTCGAAGATGTTAGAAAACTCGACACATCAAAAGCCGATTATAAATTTTATGAATCGTGGTGGGAGTTAAATAAATATGCGTTTCAAAGTAACCTTGGTGAAAATTTAAATAATATATTTAAATATTTATCAAGCGACGAATTTATAGATTATTTAGAAAAATTAACCGGAATAACAGGTATTATAAGAAACGATTTAAAATTAAAAGGTGCTGGAATACACCGTATTTTAAAAGATGGTTTTTTAAAAGCTCATACAGATTTTAATAGTTATGATTCCGATAAGCACGGAAGACTTGACAGAAGAATTAATTTATTGCTATACTTAAATCCAGATTGGAAACATGAATACAATGGTCATCTATTATTATGTGATATACATAAACAACAAGTGAATTACAAAATAACGCCATTATTAAATAGATGTGTTATTTTTAATACAACTAAGACCAGTTTACACGGTCATCCAGACCCGTTGAATGTACCAGACAATATTTGTAGAGAATCAATTGCTGTATATTATTATACAAAAAATAACAATAATATAGATTTTGAAGGAGACAAAGAGAGATCAACTATGATATTTGGTATTGATCATTTTGACAAATCAAAAATAACCTTAATTTAGATATTTGTTTAGAACCACGTTTTGAATTCAAGCTCACGATCACTGTTATCTGCCATAACAGGATGAGCGATTGGCACCACTAATGTACTTGCGTCATCTATATATTTCATATAACCCTGTGCTTCACTATAAACTTGTTGAATACAATAGTTTAATACTATTTTGTTTAATTCAGCAACTTGTTGAGTAATATTATTTGGTTGATTTGCTGCGTTTTGTAAATAAACACTTCGCATAACAATTTTTAAAGAATCACAATCTTGAGGACCAATTGTATATTGTCCATTTGATTTCTGATAAACACCTGCGCGTATTCCGTTTTGTAAGATTTGAATGTTTTGTTGAGAGAAAAATGCTTTAGACAAATAAGTATCAGTCCATAACCCTTCAGTTGGGTTCCTAAATGTTACACACTGATTTGCTGGTATTTTATCATACATTTCAAATAAAGTAGAAGTATTAGGCGATTTAATATCTATGCGTCCATTAGTAACTTTATTCATTTATATTAGACTTATAGAAAAAAATATATATTTATTTTATATACAAATGGAAGGATTTCAAAAATTTGTTTTATATGCTGCAATAATTCTTTTAATTATTACATTGGTCGTAATTGGCGTAGCTCTTTCAAAGGCTCATAATAATATTATGTGGCCCCCAATGACACCTGAATGTCCAGATTATTGGGCAATACAAGGTACAGGAGATGCCGCTGTTTGCGCTAATGTAAAAGGTTTAGGAAGTTGTACTACTCCAACAGAAGGTGATAAATTTTATACTAAGAACTTTAATACTTCTCAATTTACTGGTTCTCAAGGTATATGTAATAAATACAACTGGGCGACTAATACTTGCAATGTTAGCTGGGATGGTATTACATACGGAGTAAGTCCTCCCGATTGTTCAACATAAAATAAATATATTAATTATATAATGGATAATATAATTAATTTAGTTAACAAATTACCAACAGATATTGTTGGCATAATTGAAGAATATGTGCCTAAAAAAGAGTTTACCTTCACAAATAAAACAAATTATGATTTGTATCATCATCTTATAAAACCAACAATTAAAACATATGAGATGTATATACGTGACACAATTAGAAGAGATAATGATTTTGTTTTTGAAATGATAGTAAGAGAGAACTATTTAAAATGGTTTGAAATAAAAAACTACACATACAAAAATTACGAATTTAAAAGTTACGTTTATTTTGTTATTAATTATTGTATTGAAAATGAATCAAATAAATGTAGGATTTTTATTATAGATTTTTTGCAAGAACTTGGATTATACAAAAACCAACATAAAAAGAATTTCGTTAAATATATAAAATGGAAAAATTGAATATTAATAGTATTTTGGATAGAGATGAAAAATCCAATACCATTAAAGAGATATTGAAATCCTTTGAAGCGAATAAAAACAATATGTTGATTAAAAAGGGAATATATGTTTACGGTACACCAGGCACTGGTAAAACCACATTTGTTTCCAATATTTTAAAAGAGATGGGTTATGATATTATTAATTATGACGCCGGTGACATTAGAAATACGTCTGTTATTGAAGATATTACAAAGCATAATATGTCTGATAAAAATATTATGAGTCTGTTTAATAAAAAGGTCAAAAAAATTGCTATTATAATGGACGAAATTGATGGGATGAATAATGGTGACAAAGGTGGAATTAATACGTTGATTAAACTCATTAGACCTAAAAAGACAAAAAAACAAAAATTAGAGGAAATCACAATGAATCCGATTATTTGTATTGGCAATTATCGTGTGGATAAAAAAATCAAAGAGCTTATGAAGGTGTGTAATACTGTTGAATTGAAAACTCCTACGACTCCACAGATTAATGAAATTATCCATTCTTTGTTTACAAATATTGATACAAATATTAAAGATAAAATAATTCATTTTATTCAAGGTGATTTGAGAAAACTTAAAAGTATTTACAATATTTATAAAAATGATCCTGATTTTTTTAAGGGTGAAATAATTGAAAATATATTTCAAGTCAAGTCTTATAATGATGATACTAAAAAAATAACAAATAAGCTTATTAATAATTACTATAATATAAATGAACACGTCACTATAATGAACGAAACCGATAGGACAAGCGTTGGTTTATTATGGCACGAGAATATTATTGATGTTATTGACAAATATGATAAAAAAACATCGATTCCTTTCTATATCAATCAACTGGATAATATTTGTTTTGCGGATTACATTGATAGAACCACATTTCAAAAGCAAATATGGCAGTTTAATGAAATGAGCTCGCTAATCAAAACTTTTAAAAATAACAAGTTATATCACGAAAATTTTCAAAAAAAGCAAAATTATAATCCTACGGAGGTCCGATTTACAAAAGTGTTAACAAAGTACTCAACTGAGTATAATAATTCATTATTTATCCAAAAATTATGTCAAAAGCTGAATATGGATAAAAAGGATATATTTGGTTATTTTATTGATTTAAAAAATAAATATGACGATAATGAAATTTTTGCGCGGTTTGAAAATTATGAAATAACTAAACTCGATATTAATAGAATCTATAGATATTTGGAAAAATATACAAAGGAAAACGCTGCTGGTACAACTGATAAGGAAATTGAAAATGAAGAAGAGGAAGAAGAAATTGTTGAAGAATAAGTATTACAATTTTTTCTTTTAAATTAATTAAAAAATAATATTATAATTTTTAAATATTATTTTCTATATATTATTTTTTATACATTGGAAGCTTTTTTACCTGACTAAAACACTGCTTCCCGGTTTTTTCTTCTCCATATCGTTCAATAGAGTTGTTCTCTTGTAATCCCAACCCTCCCTCGTCTCATCACTTACAGTACTATATAAGTAAGACTCATAATGGCTTGGTGATGTAAAAAACAAAGTGGGGACCTTATACTTGCCATCACATTCACCGGTTGACAGTCTAACTGAGAAAAACAAATGCTCAAATTTGCTACCAACAGTGTAATTGTAATATTCACCCGTCTCGGCATTTCTAATACGGTCTCCTGTATCACCACTTGTATAAATACCTATTTGCTTTTTTTTGTAAGTAATAATACCACGGCGCTCAAAAGGTGCGGTTCTATAAATTAAATGGAAATTCTTATCAGACATTCTTAATTTAGTCAACTCATTGTTATCATCGTTGTTTAATTGGTCAGTTTCGGTTTCAATCTCGTTACTCATTTCACTTAGTATACTATAAATATATGAGTTCTTTTTAAGTATATTTATTAATTCTTTTTTAATAATATACCTATTTGCCTATTTAATTTTGCTCTGCTATTTAATTTTGCTCTGCTATTTAATTTTGCTGTGCCGTAGAATTCCTTTTAAACTGAATTTGCTCCATTATTATTTTTTTTAATTTATCCTCTAAATAGTTAACCTTTTCCTTCAATTGATTATTTTCCATCGAGAGCTCTTGAACCATAAACGTTAATTTATCGATTTTATCTTGTGCCATTTGAGGATTTACATTGGTTAGCTTGTTAATTAAATTATTGTAATCATTTTGCTGTTTAATTTGGTCTTGAACCATTTTCTCTCTTGTCTCTTGTATTTGAGCTATTTGCTTAGTAACATCTGGCTTATTTTCAGGCAATCCCGGCTCATAATTGTCTAATAGTTTATTTATATCTTCCATAAAAAACTGTAAAACAGCGGGTTCTTTTACAAAATCAGAAGGTTTTAAAGGTGTATCCTTGATAAAAGAGTTTGGCATCTGAGTCAATAATACCTTTTTATCAAACGAATTATGATTGTGTGAAAAGACCAATATTGATTTCATCGGATCTAATTGAACAAATGGAATCTTATAATCTTTTAGAAATTTCTTCTCTTCAGCAACAGTCGCGTTTTCATCAAATCTTGTTTGTTGTAATAATTCCTTTCTAAATGCAAAAGTTGCCGCCGTTGCGTGATTCGGGCCATACGGACCAAATTGATACATTTTGTCAATATGTTTAAAATATATATACATAGTACTTGATCCAGCACATAATGCTTTTGGGTTTTTTTGTAATGTAGTTACTGCGTGACTGATTCTTTCCGGTGGATAATAATCGTCGTCGTCCATATAAATAATTATATCACCCTTCGCTTTTTCATTTGTTATATTTCTTTTCTTACCGAGAGAGAATTTTTTATCATATTTAAAATATTTCACTTGTGGTATATGTGATACCAAATCTTCAATTTTGTCAGTCCCATCGTCGACAATAATCCACTCTATTTTATCCTTTGGATAAGTTTGATTTTCAAAACATTTTATCATAATTGGGATAAAAGGACGCCTATTAAATGTTGGCGTACAAATACTAACAAATGGTGTTTTATCTAATTTACCGTTTTTTTTCATTATGTAAATACAATATCAAAATATGTTTATATTGTATTTATTTTATTTAATTTTTCATTTATTTCTGTAGTTTTTTTAATTCCTTTAAAATATTAAAGTTGCCGCCTACTTGTACTGATCTCGCTTTTACAGGTGTTCCTACCACTTTTATCGGCGCAGCTGTTCCACTTGATGATTTTCCAAAAATTTGTGTCATATTTAAACTCGGTGGGTTTTTATAAGTTTCTATAAGCTTATCCATATAATATAAAATGAGGATTGATAATACAATAGAAACAAACCCAGCAACTGGTCCTAAGTAGTTAAAAAATATGCTTATCATATGTAAGCATAAAAATAAAATTAATGTTCTTGGATAATTTTCCAAAAATCCCGCTAAAATATCACCAGCACCTACAGGACCGTTTACACCATCTTTAATATTGCCAATTACTTCACCTTTGTATAAAAGAAATGATAATGAAACAAAAAATATTATTAAAGAACACGGAATTGCTATAGGAAATACAAAAACAGCGCAAAGAATCAAGCCAATAAAAAGGACGAATATTGTCCAATAACCAATTAGTTCCTCTATTAGAGTGCCGTTATTTCTTATAAATATTGGCAATGATGTAAGCCAAGTAAATATGGCATATATCCAATTACAAATAAATAAAATAAGAAATGTAAAACCCAAACATAACGGTCCTAATAACATTATAACTATCTGAGGAATACCTAATTTATTTATAAATTTCAAAATAAGTTGTATAAATGAATAATTAAATGAAAATAATGATTCGTAAAAGGTAATACAAAAATCAAACATATGTGAGGACCAGGTTTCAGACCCAGCATATTTTCTTTTTTTATTTCGCAAACTATCAATAAAAAAGTATTTTAAATTATCTGGGTCGTTCGGAAACTGTATTGTTGCTTTATCGCCAAAAATGTGCACTGGTTTCGTTTTTAGAGAGTTAACAGCGCTTCCCTCAAAGGGAGGTAAATCAGTATCTGTTGGCAGTTCACAGGAAGACGATATTACAGAAGCATATACAATCCAACTGCCTATTTTATAATAAATATAAACACCAAATAGTCCCATGACAAAAGCCCCTATTACGCCACCAATGTTATTATCTTTTTTACTACTTCCTTCATTTTCTTCTTTTTTTTCATCAATAGTTGAAGTATCATTTGAATCTGACATTTTACTTATATTAAAAAGATATAAAATTTATTTATAAAATTAATTCTATGTATATCAAATATAAATTATTGTTGAGTATTTATTTTTCTAAATAGGATGCTTTAATTTCTCTCTAATGATAGTTTAAAATTTCAAGGGTAAAAAATAAAAATATAAATAAATAATATATGACATTAACAAAAGATACCTATTATATATTATTTTTAGCAGTTATAAGTTTTTTATTGATTGTTTTAACATTTTATTGGATTGATTACCTTTCAATAAATAAATATATTGTAGAAAGTTTTCAGCAGTTAAACAATTCTACAAGTCACACTGTAGATTTGCCCTTAACCACCACTTATAGTTGTAAAAATATGTGCGGACCTCAAGCCAGGTGCTCTATTACAGGTCAACAATGTACAGCGGATATCGATTGTCCAGGTTGCCAACCTAAAATAAGTGGTGTCAAAACTCAAAGCGGTACTAAAAATGTTCCTGGTAATAATGATGCGGGTAAGCTTACCGTTGGCGTCACACCTCAATATTCTCCTTTGACAAGCGATATGGGGACAAAAGCGCTAAAAATTTCAGGTAAGGAGTTTTCGAAAACACCATCACCTACATTCGGTATAAACACTTGGCGCGACGACTTTGACGCTGAGCAAAAATTATTTGATAAAAGATATAAACCTCCGAATGATATAGAATTTATGCCTTCATACCCGCCACGTTATAGCGTTACAGGTGACTTTCTTGAAAATGGTCCATTGGCTTCAAATGCTACACTAAATTAAATACCATTATGTTTATCAATTATCACATTTTTTGCTATATTTTTAATGATTTTGTCTTCTTTTTCCAAATCATTATCTCCTTTACCTCCCATTGCTTCAATAATAAGCTTATCATATGTAGTTGAGAATCTGGATTCACTTTTTTCACAACCAGGATACTTTGTTTTAAATTCCTTTAGTAATTTGGAATTCTTATGCGTCACGTGTTTAATCACCTTTCTCATTTTTTGTTTAGTTTCATTTTCCTTTTCCCATTTATCTTCATCCTTTACATACATTATTTCTCTCTTTGAATCAGTACAATGAACTGGTCTTTTGGTCTCATCGAGAGAATTTAAGTTACTAACAATTATTTTTGAAATACCTTCTACAAATCCCAGCTTTCCAACATTTTCCAAATCACATAACTGTAACTTTATTGAATCGACAAAATCCATAATATTCATCGCATCTTTGCAAGTCTCGTTTAAAAAGAATTGTAAGTTGAATGTTTTATTATGTGAATTAATATTGCTATGTAAAATATTAGTATTTGAACTATTTTTAGATAGCTCCATAATAGTTTTACCTTGTTCTATCATTGCTTTACTTTGTTCTATTAATAAGTTTTTAAACTCGTCATTTTGTTTTATCAATTGAACAAGTATATTTGAATCCGTTATATCAATATTATTTAAATCATTATTAATATTTAAGGTTTGGCATTTTTTTTTATGATTAAATAAACTCTGACGGTGTTTGTAGGTATTACCACACTCACAAATAAACTCATTTGTTACGGAGGCATTTTCGGCATTTTCTGCGTCAGTATTTGTCAGTATTTTGTCAGTATTTTTGTGTTTAGATGTCATTAAATGTTTGTCATAATTAGATTTTTTAGAGCATATGAAGTTACAATTTTCACAGTGGAATTTTTTGGCATTTTTTGGAGCTAAAATGTCAGTCATTGTCAGTATGTATTATACTTACAGAAAAAATGCCTAAATATTTTTTTATTAAAATAATATTTTTATAATTTCGTAAAAAAAATTTATCGTCACATATTTGAAAAACTTTTTTCAATGGTCTTACCTTAATTTTTTTTATGGTCTCAGCCTTTTCTCTAATTTTTAACATTTTTTTTTTCCCAAAAGTATTTCGGATTTTCAAAAATGGACATTTATAAATGTCCAAAATCGAGTTTTCCAAAATAATCTTGGATTTTCGAAAAATATGTGATTTGTCTTCACTCAAAGTGAACGTTTTTTCACTATTTTTAAAATGGTTCCTTACATATTGTAGTGAATGGGTCTTTTTCTTTAAGTATAAAATATAATTTATTATATTAAAAATCATATTTTGAAAATTTAAGTAGCGTACATAAGACCCGCGTTGCCACCAACAAAGACAACCATATTGACTCTCTCTTCCATCACATATAAATCATAATTGTATTCATAGATGCGCCAAGACGGCTTATTTACACCTATTATTTCGCCCGTATCTGGATTGCAAATGGTCAATACCTGAGCATAAGGATCTGTCGGCGGATTAATTGTTGAAAACTCAAATTCAACATTTGTAAATCTGCTCATATTCATAGCACCGGATGGCTGTAGCGAATAAGGCGATGTATCTAAACAAAAATTATAGCAATATAGACCATCAGGAGCAAAACCATCTGTCCTGGTGTATTTTTCAACATAATTATAAACTCCAGCAGGCAACATATTTTCTCTGTATTGTCCGTCTAATAAAATACCCAATGACACCAAAATTTGCTTCAGATTTTGCTGATTATAAACACCTGTTATTGCCAATCCTGATAAAGTGCCATCTGGATTTTGTCCGGGACCAAGTGTTGACGATACAGGAGGTATATATGGTGCTGGTGCAGGATTCGGATAGTTACCAGCAGCAGGAGCAGGAGTAATATCAAGCGGCATATAATTATACGGCCAATTTGTATAATTAGACCATTCATTCCTCAAATTAACATCGCTTCTTTGAAAATAAAACATCCAGCTAATTACCATACCAATAGAATCTATTTGCACCTTATTTTGACCAGTGATATTATAATAAGGTTTCTCATACACTTGCTTAATTAAATATTTCTGCTCGTTTTTAGCAAAGAGTGTAGATTCGTCATTAGAGAGAAAACAATATGTACAATTTAAATTAATATCCGCATTCCAATTAGTTCGTGTATCAACATAAGATGTGGGTCCAAGTGTTTCATCTGGTGGCGTCTGTAAAAATCGATAAAACTGCATATAATATTGATTAAAATTGGGCGCAACATATGGAAAATTATTGTTGTAATCCAATACATCACGAATCCTAAAAAGCTGATTAATTGGTTTAAATGTGACACTTATTTGTAATTCATTGTATTGTAAAGATACCAAAGGAAACGCATTTTGCGTTCTAAGGTTAAACCAAGCACCGAGCGGAATATACAATACTTTTCCCATAATAGATGGTTGAGCACCAGCCGGATTCGGCGACCCACCAGGTAAACTGGCATAAAACGCGTTTGGATATGAATTCACGTGGGTACCCGCATTTCCAGGGTTATTTAATTCAGGAACATTACCAATCATAGTATCAAATAATGCTCTTTTAGAACCAGTATAATCTCTTTGTACAGATGCTAATATGTAGCGACCTGAATATTCTTGTAATTTTTGATTACCGCAAGTAATCGTAATTCGGTCAATCATCTGGGCACCAATATTGTCTATCCATTTGAATTCATATGGTGCCCAATCAGTATACACAGTTGAGCCATCTTGTTGAGGAACAGCTTGAGGAGGAAAAATCGGACTCCAAATTGTCGGTAAAGCTACAGAAATATAACAGTCCATCAATAAATCCGCATATCTCTTAACCTTAAATACAAATGTAGATTCAGTTGTTAAGTTTAGTGTTGGTGTACCTTCATAATCTAACCGGAAATTTTGTTTTCCGAAATTCGTATATTTTTTATATGTAGACTTCCAGAATGTCTTTTCTGGGTTTCCATTTAATATAATATTTTGTTGTCCTTCTGAAACAAGGTTTAAAAGACCGCCTGCCATGCTATGTATAATATATAGGTATAAATATTATTTAACTAATTTGATTAATTATATAATATTTTTTAAAAAAATTAAAAAAAATAGCATAATATATTAGATTAATGTCAAGCACCGCAACAGATTATTTAAGCAAACTAAAAGATATGGATAAAGATTTTGCGTCTTATATGATTATGGGAATTACTTTAATATTATTGGCAGTAATGATATGGTATATTATTAGTTTGACTAAATTAGAAGCCCAAAACAACAATTTTATGAATGATTTATATCCGTCTGTCGATGGTAATATAGTACCTATTTCAGCAAATTCAACATTAGCAGACAGTTCTGGATGTTTATACGATTATTATGTTAAAACCGCATATAATGCTTGTTCAGGAGGTTCCTATAAGAACGATTTTGTAAGTACTGATGTATTGAAAGCGATCATAAAACAAGGTGTACGATGTTTAGACTTTGAAGTGTACTTGGTTGATGACAAACCAGTTGTAGCAACAAGCACACAAGATAGTGTTTACATCAAAGAAACATTTAATTCGGTTAATTTTGCCGATGTTATGAAAACAATTAATAGCTATGCTTTTTCAGGAGGCAGTTGCCCGAATCCGACAGACCCTATTATAATTCATTTACGTGTTAAAAGTAATCATCAAAAAACATATTCAA